CCTAACCTAAAGGTCTCGTAAGACCCACCCCCGACTCTGGTCGGGTCCTTAGCGTGTTACGGCTAAGGCATCGGAGAACTTTATAACTCGCTTATTAGCCGAGGAATATCGTTCAACGTTGACTGCTTTGCCAACCAGGTTTTATTAGGCCTAGTTTGCAAACGTGGTGTAACACTCGTTAAAAGGCCAGGGCCCGCAGTGATCTCGCTGACGCAAAGCTTTCGCTCGCGTCGTGTAGCGACCTCACTAAAGGCAGCACCCTTAGGTACAAGTGTGGATTCAGTGCGACTACCATTTAAACACATAAGGTAGACGACTTCGTCCGAGGTATCAGTACGGTCGAAACTCTCGTGATACCGCAAGCGCGGTAGATCGGGGGTAACGGCAGCATCAATACTCTCAACATCACGCCCACCCCAGAAGTCTTCGGGGATCATTGACCGCAGCTCGTGGATGACTCCATCAAGTCGCGGATCGACAACCCCTTCCAAAGACCCCCAGTGCAGCAAACGATTATGGAGATGAATAACACGGCGACGGTCAGGGACCTTCACTGTGTACGCACCACCACGTCGGTTACGGCACTGGATAAACGTGTTTTGCCGGCTCTCGAGCGGGCGACGCACGTAAACAGGGGTTACGTCGAGGCCATGGAAGTAGTGCTTACCGCAGGATTCTTTGAAGAACCCGGCGGTGAAGGACTTATCAACGTTCGGGCGATGACCGCAATAACCTAGCAGATCCAGTAACATCGGAGTTGCATCGGTAGGAGCGATTATATCATCACCGTAAACGCTGACTTTTCCAGGGACTCGAAATAGGGATGTGATTGCACGCGTTAAACTTAAGAAGACAAGCGACTCAAGTTCAAAGGTGAACCCATTCCCCATCGAGGAAAACATGTTCGGAGTGTAATCACTCCCATCAGGTAAACGGGTGATCGGGCTGCGAAGATCGTCGAGAACAGCATACAGCTCATATGGAACAATACGTTCAATAAGGCTGATACTATTCGAGTCACTTGCGGCAGACAAATCAATCGTTGCCAATGATCCATCTATGGAGCCGGCACGAGCCAAACGCTGGTTAGGCGTTTGATCGTTGAGATCGCACCCGACGCGCTTTAAGCGCTTCCGGATGTAATCACCGACACCTTTCTGGAAAAACATGTTCCAATCGGGCTCTTTACAAGCGCCACGATCGGTCTCCGCATTTTTTGGGACAGTAAAGAAGATATTACCGGGAACCACTCTCGCGAGTGTCCCTCGTGCGTCACTTAACTCAGAATACCGAGTTAGTTCAACGTAACGCTCGAGGTAGGGCATTGCCCGTTCGGTTATATCGCCTAGTTCTCTGAACTTAAAATAAGCCGTCGAGACGCCTCTCTTTTTAGAAGTAGAGGCACCCCCAGAGAATGATCCACACATAGCAACATCACGGTAGTCGACGCCGGAGCCAAGAATCGAAGCACAAATACTACGTGCACGATCAAGGATAACGGATATCGGTTTTCCGTGGATGTACCCTTCACAAAACAACAACCGTTCGTTAGAACGTGCGTTGCGAAGGTCAGCCTCAAGGAACTTCGTCAGCGCCGCCTGAGCTCTAACTTCCGGAGTGTTTTCACTCTTGGGAAGCTTTGAGAACAGGGACGCGACGAGGTAACCCTCACGACTGAAATGTGGTGATCTTGGATCGCCGTTACTAGGGCCTACTCCAAAACGAGCGCTAAGCTCGTCAAGAATGTAGGATTCCATGTTAGGGCGCAAAGAAGCGCAAGACCTGCTAGTGCTAGGATGCTTCTGAGCCATCGGTAACTCCTGATGAGAATGTTGACGATAGTCCGTTCAAGGACTGGTGATAGATTAGTATACACCTTGCAGCTTTACCAACATGTCGTTCACAAGAACGGCACCTGGGGCGAGCGAGCTTTGGAACATACCAACTACATCCTTCCGCTCCTGTTCACTCGAGGTCTTATCGAACTCGAATTCACAGTTAACGTAGGATGTCCGAGCTACCACTGGCGTGTTAACGCCGTTGATAGTCTGGGTCACCACGACCGGAACCGCGAATTTCAGCGTACCCTTGTAGGCCTTAGAGGTCTGACGAAGGGACAAAGAGTAACGCGGGTTACCGATCGGAACGTCTTTATTCTCAACTACGGAGCCAACGTTCTGGCTAATACTTTCCGGTTGGAAGGTATGAGCGACGGGGGACGTCTGACGATCGGTCAGAGTCAAAGCTTGAAGTTGGGGCATAGTGCCACTCCTTAACGTGTGAGTTGCCGGAATAGTGCAAGTGCGCTTATTCCATGAGAGGTTGAGAAAGGACTTTTGTAGTAAAGCATAGGCGACGGAAAGGAGGTTAAAACCTTTCGCTCCATCGCTTCAACTGCCACATCGGTCTCAAACCAACCAGTTTGGTTTTTGACTGTAGAAGGATTAAGTTGTGTCATGGCTGTACCTCGGAATTTCAATGCCGTTGTACTAGTCCCACTAACGAAATCCAGACCTTTGGTCGCGCCTAACCCTTCAAGCATAGAGCCCACAGGGAGGAACCAATCGATAACGAACGAAAAAGGCACAAGTGCCCAAGCAACCTGTAGCGGATCAGTAAGACCGATCTGCGTAAGGGAGTGAAGTTCGCTACTCTTGACCTCAGCGTAGACTTTAACTTTTGTGATTTGCTGACCCGAACCAACAATGTGATTAAAGGGATTAGCACTGATAGGGGACATAACGTCCTCACCGGTGATATCACTTGTAATCTGGCGTACCGCTGAGAAACGATAGTTTCGCTTGCGGAAGCCTTCCTGGATAAGCTCCATGGTACCTTTAAGGTCACCCATGAGAGGCATCCAGCCAAATTGCAGTTCGAGCCATCGACCAGAAGCTTCTTTAC